AATGCTATGGGATCTTCTACAGAAGATATCATATCATGACATGGTTTATGTATGTCATTTTTGAACTGGAAATCCTCACGAATTTCCTTCTCAATATGTTCAAACCATTTAGTACTTTGTAGATACCCATAGACATTATGTCCGTCAGGCATATTATCAAAGAGTTTCTTATCAAAGTGAAAGGTTTGTTCTTGAACATACGGGCCAGGTATTTCTTGGATGTTTGTCAACCCAACTAACTTGAATGCTTCAAAGAGTTGATGGTCATTCCATTCATCTTTGAAATCACTAGGTGGAATTGCAAAATCAAAGCCACGATGTGCAGCGATACCACGAAGTCCAGCATACTGGAACATCTGGTTCCCTAGTCTACCATGTCTCCCTAAATGATTGAAGCCTATTGTCATGATTTGTGTTTATTTTTCAAGTACTCAACCTCTTTAGGTAAGAGATCTTCATGTTGTCTCTGTGTCTGATTAGGATGTTCTCTGTTAGAGATATGAAAGTCCTTCAATACAGCAGGTTTACCATGATCCTTATAGAGTCGATAGAACATATCACAATCCATAAGCATGGTAAGATCTTCATCAAAATACTCACCAATACCATTACGAATAGCAAGTATAGAAGGAGAACTTAATGTATTTACACCTTCTAATAACCTATCATTCCAGACAGGTACCTTAGGATTATAATGTGTCCGTCCATTATCTAATGTATGAGCAAACCCAGTGACTGCCCAACTAACTTCATCATTACTAAATGCTTTTCGTAATTCTGAATTTAATGTTCTAGTAAGAATAAAGTCATCAGAAAATAATACCTTTAGGATATCCCCGTCTGCGTTGCGTAATGCATGATTACTATTAGCAGAAATGTTGCCCAAGCTATTTGTATTCTTAACATAATTGATTTCAAAAACATCTGCATACTCCTGACATGCTTTTAGTACCTTATCAGATTTACTATGATCTGATATCCAAACGTTAAAATTCTTATCATCTTGTTGTTCTAATGCATGAAAAATATCAAACAAATACTGTTGACATCTCATGTTACCATCATGAGTAGGGATACAATAACTTACTTTCATTTGACTGCCTCACTTATCTTCTTAGTCAATCTAGGAACAACATCATTACTACTATGGAAAAGTTTAGCAGTCTCATAGTTTTCCTCTACAGCTTTCCTCCTACGTTCATACTGATCAGCATCAAGATGTTTCAATATCAATTCTAAATTATGAATATCTTCAAACTGAATAACACCATCCATATTGAACCAGTCACCTAGGTTAGGACATCCATAATACACTGGAATAGTTTTAGATGCAAAGCAATCAATAACCTTTTCAGTAAAGTAATTTGTCTGACTAGAATTTTCTACAGCAATATGAAACTTTGCAGTCTCAAAGAAATCATTCCTTCTTTGATGAAAGGGTGGAGATATATGACTATAGTATTGTAATCCATTAGAAACGTCAACACCTTTCAATAGATCATATATTTCCAACCTCATTTTATGACCAACAGTTTGGTTCTTATTACTGGTAACAAAAGTAACATTGTTACCTTTCATTAGTTTTAGATCAGTAAAATCTAACCAACTAGATCCCCACTCAAATAATTCTGCTTGTGGATAATGTTCTAATATCTTTTGAGTAAATGAATAGATCTTATCAAACTTCATTGCACCCCGAAGAGCACCCTCTGTAACTGTAGGTAAAATGGAATATGGTTCTGCTAAAAATAATATCTTATAGTCTGCTTCTTCGTTGCAAGCTAAGTTATCAATAGAAATACTGACTTGCTTATCATATTGTTGAGGATCATCAACCCAAGGGTTCCACCATAGGGGATAATAATGTGCTGTCTTCATCGTATACTTTGAAAATGATAATGAAAACCAAAGGTCTCAATGCCTTCGTGTTCTGGACACTCTACTTCTTTACTGAAACGAGCCGCCACACTGACGGGAGCATACACACATCCCTGTTCCTCGAAGATGTGTCTGTTGTGGCAGCATATGTTCCCGTCTTCATTATATAGTCCAGCATCCATATGCTTGTAAAAATTTCCTACATTTACTTCCCAAGGGACTGTGACTTTACTGGGTACGTCGAGGAGTTTCTTACTCCTAAGAGAGAATCCTCCGTTCCCGACACGTTGATTCTTGCCCCAAGGATCGAGATATGCCTTGGGATCATCTCTCCATGGTGCACCGATATAGTCGTATTCAAGCCAAGTATTGTCCCACAACCAAGGGCGAATAACATAACCATCAGGGTGGATGAGGAGGGAGTGAGAAGTTTCAACATGGTTTCTTAGATTGTAGATACAATAAAAATTAAAGTCATTGATACTTTGAATAGGATATACTTCTTCATAATCTACATTGGGATTCAAACCTTTAGGTCTTCCCTTACTACTAAGAAACTTAGCAGCACCCCATTGTATATCTTCACAGGATTTATTGACAGCATGAACAGCATCTGGAATATCCAGATCAGCAAGCATCAACAATGTAACGTCAGGAATTTTTTGCAAAGCGAATTGCCCTATTCATTACTGAATATAAGTCTAGCAGATTATCGTCTAAATTTCTAGCCCTTATAAACAAATCATCATGACCTGCTAATAACGTCTTGTTTATCTTACCATAATCATCAACCCATAGTATAGGATAATCTTTATAAACCTCTTCTAAGTATGGATTCCTCTTCATAATAGGTACTCTCTTTAGACATAGTACCTCCCAATTTCTATGGCAATCCACAGCATTACCTTCAGGACATATCATAAACTTATGTTCCTTTATCTGATTGACATACTCAATATAAGATACACGTTCACTCACCGTAGCATATGATTTACCACTAAACAGTTCTCTTATGTTTCCACGTTCACTTAGATTAGTATGTTCTGAATGATTGATATACAATAACTTCTTAGGTTTAGAATCCTCTTGCATAGCGATATGAAGTTGCTTCTGTCTTACATCACCTTTATATAATACTCTCTGTACACCATAAGGAAATGGATATAGTTTGCCACTATACCCTACAGCATTTGCTGCGAAGATTGCTCTAACATTATCTGGTATTTTTATATCATCTGTAATAGGTGTGTCCTCATTACTACAAAATATTATAAACTTAGTATCAGGTAATGACTTACATAACTTGAGTAGATTATCTCTCTTCATCATATGATCAACTCTCATCTGATCATCATAGTTATTACATGTTATAGGTCTTTTATATAAACGTATATTATCAATGAATAGGGTCATCCATTCACGACCCTTTACCATACTCATAAAATTTTTGTTCTTATTATTTGCATCTTCCATGAAGGCATCGGGTACACCACCTAAACACCCTGCCTGATCTCCGAAATCATAATCACAATGATTTGCTATCGCTGGTCCACTAAGCAGTTTCATAAGGCTTGATGAACTTTTTCATTTTCCTATTCTTCTGACTTCTAATATACTTGGGGAATGTCTCATCAATAGGAACTACAATAGGTTTATAGAGATAGTCTCTACCATAAGGATCTAAGTTATTCTCAATACGATCTTCCATACTAGATCTAAACTCTTCTTTATTATTCTCCTGATGTTCATAGGCATCCATCTTCTGTCTTACTGTATCAGCATTACCAAAGAAACTCCAATGCCATGATGCATTCTCTATCTTCCATGCATTCTTATGTGACTGACGTAACTTATCTACACTCATACTCTTCAGTGTCTTGAAGTTACAGACTCTTGTACCCATCCACTGCTCTTCACATTGTACGTTGAGGAAGTAGTAATATAAAGGACCAGTTAGTACATAATGATTGTCTGGATTGAACCACTTCTTATGAATCTTTATACATTCTGGATTAGCAATCTCATCTGCATCGCTAGTCAGAATAAGATCCTCATCTTTAGCATGATCAAGTAGTCCATATATTGCTGAGTCCTTATGGAAACATGCTCTCTGATAATGTAATGGTAAATCTTTTATGTTCTCTTCTATCATACTACGATGATAAGGTACACCCTCATAGTATGCTTCGTAAGTCTGGTTATCATCTTCAGTTAGATGATATATTATTTTATCTTCCCACTTCTTGAAACGCTTTCTATTCTCTGCAAAGTAAAGTGGTTTCTTCTTACCTGTGAAAGTAATGTTTGCTTCGTTAATAACAAAATGATCTACCACATCACCTAGGATATTCATCCTCAGTTCAAGAAGATCAAGCTCATTATAAAAAGTGAATACGTCAAAAATTTTCATGGTTTGTAATTAATATTGAGAGTAAATCTTACGTTCTTTGATGGTGATGAACTGGAATGATATTGCATTCCCTCAAAGACTATAATCTTTCCTCGTTCAGGTGTTTCTCTATGTATAATGTTTTGTTCATTGTCAAAGAAAAACGTGTCACCATCAGCATCATTGGGATAATATAATGCAACAATAGATGGTCTTATAGGTTGATCTATATGTGAATTGTGAGGTACCCCAAATACATCTGGTCTGGGATATTGTAATGTCATATGTGCCCTCAGCATTTGATTGTCAGGCATTTCAATTACCTTACCAATATCATTCCAAGGAAACTTACGAAAATTCTCAGACTGTTCACCTTGCTCATTCAATAAAGTATGACTGAAGTAAGGATGGAGATCCTTCCTTAGAGGATGTTTATTGTTACCATAAGCACAGTCTTCAAAGAAATAGTAAGGAAGTTTGTGACATATCTTTTCTATTAGTTTCTGATGAGTAATCTTTAGTTTATATCTTGTAATCAATTATCATCCTCCTTTGCTCATCACTATTTTTCCACTCACCAGGTCGAATCCAATTAGGTAGTTCCATTAGGTTTACTTTAACATCGGTTCCAACCAACATATTATAATTCAAGTGCTCTGTTATTGCAAGATCAGAGCAGTAAAAGTTTTCTATCTTATGACTACACAATGCAGCAGCAACTGCAAAGGTTCCTACTCCTGAGTTAGCTAGATGCTTTGCTGCTAATAACGTAGCAAAATCTTCTGCTACACTTAGAGACTGAACAGTGACCTTAGGATGTCTCTTAAGTTCTTGAACCACTGGATTATGGGAGTCAGGTTCCGTGACCACAATCGCCTTATTGAACCCCTCAAGTAATGTGGTATAAAAATACAAAGGATTAGGAGCATATTGACTAGGGTTAGATACCCCTTTGTCAAAGACATCTCCACTCCTAATATGAATAACGAGAGTGTCGTCAGCCACAACCACTCTTGGAACTCTGAGCTGTGGAAAGATGTAATCTTTGCAAGTCTTTCGCATTGATCGGTATATGAAGTCCGATGGTATATCGACCTCCTGATATGGTCCTTCCCAATAGAAGAATTTTGATTCACTTTCATCATATCTTTCTCCATTAAGATAATAGAATTTTTTTATAATATCATGATCAATACTTTCAAAGTTAGTTTCAAACTTATAAGCTGTCATAACTCCAACAGCACACTGTTGGATATTATTACCCAACCTACCATACCAATGAGATATCTTCATACAAAGATACTCCGTGCCTCCTTATTAGAACACTCAAATGGTTTCCAAATATTTTCTTTTACCACACGAGGATCAACCCACCAATCTTCAAACGGTGCTCCTCCATTACAAACATTAGAACATACTAATTGATAACCTTTATCATTCAAAAATATACGAGAGTGATCCATGATAGTAGGACCATCTTTATATGCATCATGTTCAAATGTAATAACAGATGCAGGGTAATCTTCTAAAGGATACTTCTTTAGAATTTCAAAGGTAACATTGGGTGGTTCACAATCTAATGAAAGATAGTCAACTCTATTCTTCCATCCCTCACCTTCTATTGCTTTCAAATAATCAAAGTACCTACCATCTGATTCATAACAATGGTTCTGTCTTGCCATATCACCATTGAATAATTCACACATAGACTTCTCAATCTCTACTGAGTAACCTCGCCACTCGAATGTACTCTCAAGTAGAAAAGTATTACTCATTGATTGAGGATGATTAGCACCAACCTCTACATACTTTCCTTTCTTCTTACCCTTCAACATAGACAAGGCAAACATGTCTTGATATGCTTGTGAGTAATTACGAAATACTTTTGTGTGTCCACTGAAAGGATGCTTTAGGGTATCCTTTTCATAATCATAAGTTGTGTTCATTTGTTGCAGTTACCATAGGAAAGATACTTTTTACCTGTGATATCTTTATCAGCTTCAACAGGGAACATTTCTTTAGCAATTTGTCCCATGATCCAATTATAAGTCTTTCTTATTCCTTCTTCAAGTGTCTGTTCATAATCCCAACCAAGTTTCTCACGAATGAGATCATTGTTAGAATTTCTACCACGAACACCAGTGTGAGGAACATCAAGATATTTCTTTACAATGTCTTTATTAGCAACTCTTGCAGCAGTATCTACAAGTTCATCAACAGTAACCATTTCTTCTGAACCAATGTTGATAGGTCCTAAGAAGTCTGATTCCATTAGTCTTCTTGTTGCTTCAATACATTCATCAATGTAAAGGAATGATCTAGTATGTTTACCATCACCCCATACTTCTACTTCTCCTCCATCTCTGTCGGCATAGGCAACCTTTCTACAGATGGCTGCTGGAGCCTTTTCTCGTCCTCCATGCCAGGTTCCTTCTGGTCCGAAGATGTTATGGTAACGAGCGATCCTAACATCAATATTATAATTACGATTATAAGTGAGATATAACCTCTCGGAGAATAATTTTTCCCATCCGTACTCGGAGTCTGGTTGGGCTGGATAGGCTGATGATTCACGGCAGTCGGGGTTGTTTGGGTCAAGTTGATTGTACTCTGGGTACATACATGCAGATGAACTGTAGAAAATTTTTGTCTTACCAACGTTATCTGGTACGGGAACCAGAAGACGTGGATAACTAGCATTCATCTTAAGTTGTTCACGTAATAGGTTTATATTAATACTCACTGAGTTGTGCATTATTTCGGCATCATTTTCACCTGTGAAAATAAACCCTGCACCACCCATGTCAGCAGCGAACTGATAGATCTCATCAAAAGGAGTTTCATATTGAAACGGAACACTAGCATAAAAATTTCCTTGCTCTCCTCTAAAAGCAATTACTCTTTTCATGAAGTCTGCTTCAGCTAGATCGCCTGTAAGAAACTCATCTGCTTCTGTCTCTGAAAAATCAGGATGCTTTAAATCAACACCTCTGACCCAGTAACCTTCGGACTTAAGTCTCTTTACCATATGAGAACCGATGAATCCACCTGCTCCTAAAACTAATGCAGTCTTTTTGCTCATTTAATTTCCTTTATGTAAGATTGAACAACCTCATCTATGTAGTCTAGCATAGGCATCGTTATTACGGGAGATGTTCCTACAAAGAATACGTTATCTAACACCTTTGAGGCTTCAGGATAGTTAGAAGCTGGTTCTATATGTTTGTATGCAGGGTGCATCAAAATATTACCAGCAAAATAGTTTCTAGTTTGTATGCCTTTTGACTCTAGGTATTTTACGAGGTGGTGTTTACCGTCCTCATAGATAATAGGACATCCAAACCATGAGGTCTCAGCATGTTCTTTCTCTTCGATAACCCTGCAACCAGGAATCTCAGAGAAGATTTGAGTCATCGCACTTTTGTTGAGACGACGGACGTGATGTATCTCAGTTTGCTTAGTCAGTTGCACCAACCCAATCGCCCCCTGCAAATCGGCAGGCTTGAGATTGTATCCTTGGACTCCAAAGACATACTTATGATCGACATCCTTATCATACCCCTCCAACCAACGGT